AATGTGTTAGGTGTGAAAATAATTGAGAAAAACGAGGTAAAAACATGGCGTCCCCCGCCCCCCTTACAATAAAAAACAATTCAAGTGTCACTGCCGCTCCTTTTTCAGCGGGTCCTGTCCGACGCGCCGAATTCATACGGGGCGCAGAAGCCCAATATTTGGGTCCAGATGATTTCGAAATGAGACGGGAAATTGGGAAGATGAAATATGCCAGATGAAACGACCATAAATATCAACATGGATGAAGTCTGTTCGGTATGCGGTCAGAAGGGAACGGCGGCGGATGGAATGTGTCTGGCCTGTGCTAACCGTTCGATGGAAGAAGTCGTCCGGGAGCGGATCGATCAGGAAGCAGCAGCCAGCGCGCCGCCCGAAGAAAACAAGATCGACAGCATATTCGTCACAAAATGCCTTTACGAAAATTCCCTGGGCGACGCTACTCTATACGCAGCCATGTTCCGTGACAAATACCTCTACTGCAAAGGCCAGCAGGAATGGTATGCTTGGGATGAACACCGCTGGCGATTTTACGCCGAGGTCGAAAACCAAGAAGGATTATACCTTGGCGAAGATTACGTTGGAACTCTCGCAGAGGCCTTGAATGAGTCGTCTATGCGTGCTGATACTTATGAACAATCAATTAATCACGGAAGTATAAGCAGAATAGTCATGGAAAGAAGAGGTGCCAAGGAGGATGGTAGCAATAGAATGGATAATGAGGACATCGGAGTAAATTAACGAAAAAGCAATATTTGAACTGTTAATATTTGACAGTTAAAAATGGAAACCCATGACCAAAGAAGAACTCGAACAACTGCTTGCCGACAAGCCCGCCAACATCAAAGCCGACGGCGTCGTATTATATAACGCCGTCAACCGCAACCGGGCCGCCTACAATCAGGAAAGCAACGTCGCCAACCTGCGCAACATGGAAGCCGCAAAAAAAGCCCTTGACAAATTTGTCGCCGAAATCGGCGGCGGCGTAACCGGCGAAACCTTCGACAACCTTTTGACCGTCCTGAAATGGCTGCAGGACAACGGCTGGAAGGCAGCGCGCCAAAGCCTCTACCGGCACCAGAGCCAGGGCAAACTACTGCCCAACAGCGACGGCAAATACACACTGCGCGCCGTCAAAAAATACGCCGAAACCTTTCTCAAGCAGACCGCCACCGGAAAGCGCGTCCAGCAAAACGCCGACGACCTGCAGCGCGAAAAGCTTGAACAGGAACTCAAAAACCTCAAACTCAAAAACGAGCGCGAGACCTTCAATTTCCAGAAAGACAAAGGCCGCTACGTCCCGCGCGAACAGCTCGAAATCGAACTCGCCACCCGCGCCGGCATCTTTCTGGCCGGCCTGAAGCACTGGATACAGAGCAAGGCCGCCGACTGGATTGACGCCGTGGGCGGCGACACCCGCAAAGTCGGCGAACTCATCCACCAGATGACCGCCGATTTAGACGACCACATCAACCAGTATGCCGGCCAGGCCGCCGAATACGACGTCATCATCGAACCGGATACCGAAATAAGAACCACGGAGGCAACCATAGAACCGTAATGAATAAACCATCAACCCGCATATCCGCCAGTGCACCCTGGCTGCCGCGGTCCATATCCGGCGCCAGCGAACCGATCAGGCACCGTGTTGCCATCACCGACGCCGAAAAGCGCGTCTTCCGTCGGCACCGGAAAATACCCGTCAGCGTCTGGGCCGAAAAATACCGCTACGTCACCATGAGCGTTCTGCCTGGCCGCTGGCGCAACGAAACAACGCCCTATCTGGCCGGCATCATGGACGCCAGCTTCCACCCGGCAGTCCAGACCATCATCATCTGCAAAGCCCCTCAAATTGGCGGAACGGAAGGAGTCTTAAATTGCCTGGCCTACGCCATCGACCGCGATCCAGGACCAGTCCTGTGTATCTACCCCGACGAGCTGACCGCGCGCGAAAACAATCAGGACCGGATCCAGCCCATGATCTACGCCAGCCCGCGCCTCAAATCCTACATGACCGGCAGCGACGACGACGCCGGCATGATGCGCATCAAACTAACTCACATGCCCGTTTACATGGCCTGGGCGCGGTCCGCCTCTCGCCTCGCCAACAAGCCGATCAGATACGTCATCTTCGACGAGACCGACAAATACCCCGACACCGCCGGCAAGCGCGAAACCGACCCCATCTCCCTGGGCGAAGCCCGAACCATAACATACCGATACAACCGGAAAATCTGGAAAATCAGCACCCCGACCGACGAAAGCGGCAACATCTATCAGGCCCTGACCAACGAAGCCCAGGTCATTTTTGATTATCACGTCGATTGCCCATTTTGCGGCCATCACCACCGCATGAAATTCAGCGGCGACGGCCAAAACGGCCAGCCCGCTTATATCCGCTGGCCCCACGAAGAAGAACCGGGACCTGACGGAAAATGTCATTCCCTGCCGCCAGAAACCATCGAATCCGAGAAATCAGCCTGGTATGAATGCCCCGAATGCGCCGCTAAATGGACCGACTACGACCGCGACCGCGCCATCCGTCACGGCAAATGGCGCGACCGCTCCGGCGGAATAGAAATCAGCGAATATTTGCGCGTCCATCGCCCCATGAAAATCGGATTCCATATTCCGAGCTGGATCAGCCCATTCGTCAGCTTCAGCACCATTGCCGCCGCCTTCTTAAAGGGCCAGACCGACATCAACAAATTAAAGGACTTCGCCAACAAGCACGCCGCCGAACCGTGGAAAATCACCATCATCAGCAAAAGCGCAGAAACCATCCTTGCCGCCAGATCCGACATTCCTCCGCAGACCGTTCCGGAATCAGCCATCGCCCTCACCTGCGGAATAGATGTTCAACAAACAGGATTCTGGTTCGTCGTTCGCGCCTGGAGTGCAACACTGACAAGTTGGTGCATCCATTATGGATTTTTACAGACATGGGAAGACATCGAGCGGCTGATTTTTGACACCTACTATCCACAACAGGGAACCAATCGGAATATGCGAATCTTTCGTGCCATTGTAGATACCGGCGGCGGGAAGAAATACGAAAACATGACCATGACAGAAGAAACATACTTTTGGCTGCTGAAAAACATCGGCCGCGGAGGAGTTGCCCTTTGGGGAAGCAAGGGAAGTAGCACGCCGCTTTCCGGAATGTTAAACCTCGGAAACCCGATCCTTTCTACTCCGAGTGGTAAAAAACTCACCCAATATCTCCGTCTTATTATTATAGACACGGACAAGGCAAAAGACCAATATCACTATCGCCTTGGGCTTGCCACATCACCAGACACCCGCGACCTTCCCGGTGCGGCCTATTTGCACAGCGCCACCGGCCAAGATTACGCCATCCAGATACTGAGCGAAGAAAAGCAACTCATCGACGGGAAAGAGCAATGGGTCAACGTCCACAGCCGCCCCAACCACCTGCTGGATGCCGATTGCCTGGCCTGCGCTTGCGTCGAAATGGAATTCCCCGGCGGCGGCCTGCGCCTCCTGGCCGAAAACGCCCGCCGCGTCCAGGCCATTAAGCCCTCTGACCAGAAAAAACCAAACATCAATCATAAAACAGAAAGGTGGTAGCAATGGAAAACAACACAATTTTATCGGGAATGAAAGCAATCAGCGAATATTGCCGCAGCATCAACATGGCGTCCGCCCCCGACACCATCCTGGCCCTCATCCGCGACGAAAGCTTTCCCGCCCGCAAACTGGGCGGAATATGGGAAAGCGAAAAAATTCTCATCCAGGCCTGGCGTATCAAGCGCCTGACCGAAACGCCTCTCCCGCCCGAACCGCCGCAGACCACACCGGAAAAGCCGGCACAGGTCAAGCCGACACAGGGAAAGAGTGCGAAATAAAAAAACGTAGCGCGGAGAACGTGTAACCCTTCAGGTTATCATCGCCGTTTGGTTGCCGAATGGCTGGAAAAAGCGTTGAATATCAAAGTGCCAGAATTTTAACATCCCACCGGCGGGCCGCCAAAGCCCGCCTTTTTTGTCTTTTCAAAATTCTGTCAACAAGAAAAATACATCCCTGATTGCCGCTATATCGCTAAACTTGCCCCCTCGATGCCCCCTGTATCGCTAAACTTGCCCCCTCCGTCACAAATCCAAAAAAACACGGGTTTATGCTCCCCTCAAAACAGCAGCAGATTTGAGGGAAAATGGCATTTACCACCTGGACAGACCTATACAACACCATGCTTTCGCAACTGGCCGCGGGCAACGCCTCCGTCGGATCTGTCTCCACGTCCGGGAAGACAATCACCTATAAAAGCAACAAAGAATTTCTTGAACAGCTCGCTTTCGTCAAAGCCCGCGCCGACGCCGAAAGTGGCGCGTTTGTCCCCCGCACCTACGCCAAGGACGGCGGACGCGGATCCGCAACCGGGGAGACCGAATCATGACCAGCCCCGCCGCCCAAACAGAAACCGTCACCATGGCCGCTCGCCTGGGCAGCATCATCGACCGCGCCGTCGGCATCATTTCTCCCCGCGCCGCCCTCAAGCGTCGTTTCTTCCGCGATCAGCTAAGCCGCGCCGAACTATACGCCGCCGCCAAGCAAAACCGCCTTTCCCGCTATACTTTCGGCGCATCCAACGTCAACGACATCATCTCCGCCAGCAACCCCGTCCTGCGCTCCCGCGTTCGGCAACTGGTGCGCGATTTCCCCTATCTGGCCCGCGCCGTCGGCATCATGGTCGATTACAGCATCGGCACCGGCATCGTTTTCCAAAGCAAAGTCAAAGGCCCGAAAGGCAAACTCAATAAAAAGCTCATCGTCAAAATCGAAGACGCGGTCAAATGGTGGATGGATGAGGCCGACGCCGCCGGAAAAATGCACTATTACGACATCATGCGCCTCGCCAAGCGCCAGGACCTGGAACCGGGCGAATTTGTCATCGTCAAGACCTTCCCCAAAGATCGGAATCGTTATCTCCCCTACGCCCTGCAAATCTACGAACCGGACTGGCTCACCAGCGCGAAGGACAATTACAGCACCGGCGGAATTGACCTGAACGCCAAGCCCGGCGCGCGCGAAACCCGCAACGGTATTGAATACGAAAAACAGACCGGGCGCGTCACCGGATATTGGTTTGCCGACCCGAACTATGGCGGCGCGGAAATGTATGTTCCCGCCGCCAACGTCATCCACGGATTTGAAACGCTGCGCCCGCATCAGTTGCGCGGCGTCACCCCGTTTGCGCCAGGTATTATGATTGCCTCCGACCTGTCCAGCTACCTGGACGCGGAGATTGACACCGCCAAATTAGCGGCCAAATACCTGGCCTTTGTCTATACCGATTTCGGCGCCGAGCGCCAGGCGGCCAACCCGCTCATCACCACCGACAGCGACACAAGCCAGAAAATCGAAAACCTCGAAAACGCCATTATTGAATATTTGCGCCCCGGCGAAAAAATCGAACTGGCCAACAGCAACCGGCCCGGCACGACCTTCCAGCCCACCGTCCGCTTAATGCTGACCATGCTCTCCATTGTCACCGGCGTCCCTTACGAGCTCATCTCCGGAGACTATTCCGGCCTCAATTTCAGCACCTGCCGGATCGTCCGCAATGACTTTGCCCAGCAGCTCCGCCCGATCAGCGTCCGCCACATCCGCCAGTTTGGACTGCCAACCGTCAAGACCGCCATTGACATGGCCGTCCTTACTGGCCGTTTATCGCTCCCCGGCTACTGGCAAAACCCGCGTCCCTATCTCGAAAGCGAATGGCAGCCGCCCGGAATGGACGCAGTTGATCCGCTGCGCGAAGCCAAGTCGCAAATCGAATCCATCAGCTACGGCCTGAAAAGCCCGCAGGAAGTCGCCCGCGAGCGCGGACGCGACCTGGAAGAAGTCTATAACGAAATCGCTCTGGCACAGGAAATGGCCAAAGACCTGGGCCTGACCTTCAACGCCGCCGGAACATCCGAAAAGAGCAATCCCGCCGCCATCATGGAGGAAACATGAAACCGGAAAAGAAAGCCAAACCCAAAGAGAAAGACATCAGCTATCGCTCGGCGGTCCTGAACGTCCGCGCCGAAAACGGCCCCTCGACCATCGATCCGGAAACCCGATCCGTGGACATAATTCTTAGCACCGAAGCCCCGGCCCGCGTCTATTCCTACGAACTCGACCGCGTTGTTGTCGAAATCCTGCTTATGTCCGGCGCGCAATTACCGATCAATCGTCAGCTTGTCATGCTCGACGCGCACAGCCGCTATGACACGGAAGACGTGATCGGCTCGGCGCGCAACATCAGAATCGAAAATAACAGCCTCATCGGGCGCGCCTATTTTTCCAGCGCCCCGGAAGCGGAAGGCCCTTGGACAAAGGTCCGTGAAGGACACCTGACGGATTTCTCCATCGGCTACCGCGTGGATGAGGCCGTCTGGATACCCGACAATCAATCAGCCACCATCGACGGGCGCGTGTTCCAGGGCCCGCTGCAAGTGGCTGTCAAATGGACGCCGCGCGAAATCAGCGCCGTCCCCATCGGCGCGGATCAGAACGCCAAAGCGCGTGCTGAAATAAACCAATCAACCACAAACAAAAATAACAAGGAGGATCATCAAATGAATCCCGAAGTCAGGAAAATGCTTGAAACCAAGGGACTTTCGGCCACCGCCACGGAAGAAGAAGCAGTCGCTTTTCTGGCGAAGCTGGAAGTAAAATCCGACACACCTGCGGAAACCGACGCCCAGCGCGCGGAAACGGAAGAGAAAATCCGCAAGGAAGCGACCGGCAAAGAGCGCGACCGCATCCGCGAAATTGACGCCCTATGCCAGAAATACGACTGCGCCGACATGGCACGCGCCCTGATCATCGACGGTACGGATCTGGTGGATGCACAGCGCAAAGTTTTGGATGCCATCCAGGAGAGATCGAAAAAACAGAACCCTGGAGCTGGCGTTTCCGTCATCGCCGACGCCAAGGACAAATTCCGCGCCGCCGCCGAACACGGCATCATGCTGCGCGCCGGTTTGACCGTCGCCAATCCCGCCCCCGGCGCCTCCGAACTGCGCGGCTTTACCCTGGCGGAAATGGCGCGGGAATGCCTGCGGGCGTCCAATCTTCCCTATCGTGACGATGTCAAGACGATGGTCGGGCGCGCCATGACCAGTTCCGACTTCCCCTATATTCTCGCAGATGTCGCCAACAAATCAATGCAGGCCGGATGGGCGGAAGCCTCCGAAACCTGGCCGATTTGGACAAGCGTCGGCTCCGTCAGCGATTTCAAAACCAACTACGATAATCAGCTCTCCGAGTTTGACGATCTGGAAGAGATCCCGGATTCCGGCGAAATCAAGCTGGGCGCATTCTCCGAAGCCCGCGAATCGTTTGCCATCAAGAGCTACGGGAAGAAGTTCAAAGTCACCCGCGTCATGATCATCAATGACGACATGGGCGCTTTCACGCAAATGCCGGCCAAGCGCGCCGAAGCCGCCAACCGCAAAATCGGCGACGTGGTTTATGGAATCATCACCGCCAACGGCAACATGGGCGACGGAAACGCCCTGTTCGACAATACCAACCACGGAAACGACGCCGCCAGCGGCTTCCGTAGCGCCCCCGGAATCGCCAACCTGAACGAAGCGGATCGCGCGATGGGCGTTCAGAAAGACCTGAAGGGATTG